CTTGTAGTATGCGGAGATATTATTCAATGCTTCTCTAACTACTGCTAGTCTGAAAAACAGGTTAGTAGCTACCTGATAATTTGTTAGCTGTTTACCTGCTATGTCATATGCTATTCTAGGAAACCTAGTAAAAAACTGTGCCATTAGATTTTATTATTCCTTTTTCCTTCTTCATTTATAAAACAGAAACCCTGAAACACTCTAAAATCCTTGAATCACCCTTTCCTTGTGTACTGGTTCCAGCTCTCTAAAGTGCAGAGACATTTGCACTGATACTGGATGTCCATTTGAGAATGTGCTATAGACACCACTTGGTGAATATTGAACCTGGATAGCATCCAGGACACAGGTATTGATTCTCATAATGTTTAGGTTTTCTCTTCCATGCTTGAAGAATGTAATATCAAAATCTGCTGGTGGAATCCATGTGAACCCCAAATTGTTCAATTCAGGTGATGCATGGAATCTTAGTGTCTTGATAATACCCTTGAGACTTTCTGATTCTGCTTCATTACGAGGTGCGAATAAGAATTGAAAGTCAAAGTTTCTCAGTTTTTTGGTTGAGAATAGAACCTCTACTGCTGGATTAATTGGTGTTGATAGAAGCTGTGCACCGGCCTTGAAAGCACCTGTTATTGAATTTGCCAAATCTGTTCCAAATAGATTGTCTATAAACGTCGCTGGCAGAGCTCCAACTTTGCCTGCATATGAGCTCAATTCAATATTTTCATACTCATTAACGTCAACGAATGTCACGTCTTGAGGCATAAAGAGTGCAATCGATTCTGCAATTCTTCTAGTTTGTCTGGGAAGTGATAGAGCTGCTGTTTTGTTATTAACTCTGTCCGATATTGCATCAGCAATTTTTTCACCTGCACCAATTACTCCACCAAATGTTGTCGGAACTTCTTTTATAGTTTGCGCTCCTGGTGCCTGATTTCCGAATCTCAATGAATCAAGTTTTGTTCCACTATTAAATCCTGGAGAGTAAGGCAGTGTTGTGAAGTAATTTGTAAATCTACCAGCTGCCTCAGAATTTTGCACACCACCAGAAGTAAGAGAGAAACCTTTTGTTGGGACGTTAATATTGATCACCATATAGTGTCCCATATAATCCATGCCGAGGTCTGAGGGAAAGGTTAGATACTTAAAGTCATACTTCGATTGACCTAATTCTGCCATATAAATACTCTCGTTAATTAACGGTTTAACTTATTTATGTCACATAGGAAAACAAAACAAGGTCTCTTTTCACCCAAGAACCCTCAAAAATATAGGGGTGATCCTACTCTGATTGTCTATAGATCATCCTGGGAACAGAGGTTTATGACATATTTAGACGAGAATACAAACGTCCTGGAATGGAAGTCGGAAGAATTCTACATTCCATACTATGATCCCACCACCAGAAGGTATAGAAGATACTTCCCAGATTTCTTTGTCACGGTTAAGGAATCAGATGGTACCACCAAGAATATGGTCATCGAGATTAAACCCAAGACACAGACTGAACCACCTAAACCAGCAAAAAGAGTTACCAAGAAGCTTCTAAAGGAAGCAATAACCTGGGGTGTTAATAATGCCAAATGGGAAGCGGCTAGGGAATATTGCTCTAAGAGAGGATGGAAATTTATCCTAATGACAGAATACGATCTTGGATTGAAATAAATACTGAAATGGTACAGAGAATATACACACAAGCACAATTGAAAGATTGGTTTATCGGCAAAGCTAGAACCGTAGCAGGTTATAGAAAGAACGTCTTGGCCAATCAGCAACAAAGTCGAGATAACACTATTATAGGGAAGATGTACTTTTTCTCATATGACCCAAAACTCAAAGCAGTCCTTCCAATTTACGATAAGTTTCCTATGGTCTTTCCTATTGAGCGTTATGGAGACGGTTTCCTCGGCCTTAACCTTCATTATCTTCCTCTAAATCAAAGACGCTATCTCTTGGACATGCTAATGGGGTTTGCTTCCAATAAAATGCTAACACCATCTATGCGACTGAAACTATCTTATGATCTTTTGAGTAGCACAAAATACCTAAAACAACTTTCAACTCCTTGTGTTAAAAGGTACCTTTTCAGCCACGTCCGCAGCAAATTCATTGAAATTCTTCCCGAAGAATGGGACAAAGCATGTCAGCTGCCACTAGAACTCTGGGTAGTAAAGAAGTAAAACATGGCATCATATCCAATTACCAATGCACCAGTTAATTTTGATATGCAGACCTTCAGGTCTATTTCGGATAATTATGACAGCCTGGCAAAGTCGTGTAGGTATGCTGTGGTGTTCAGACCACAAGGTTCAAAGATTTTCCAGCAAGGTTATCTCAATCTTGTATCAGACCTGACCTATCTGTGTGAAATTGCAGAATTTCCAGGTAGAGGTATGAACCTATTGAGTCAGGTCAGATACTATGGACCTAACATGTCATTCCCAACTCAGACTGTTTATGACACAATCAACTTTACCTTCCTTTGCAGAAA